GTCGGCACCCCACGAATTAGCCATGTTTGTACGCTGTGTTAACGTCAAATAAACGTCTGACGACCGAGAGTATTTAATCGTATGACCCATTTTTTTAAGATAGTCGCCCAACTTTAGAGCGACTTTAAGTACGTTATTTTTTTCGTATGAACGACTGCCGACTGCGCCCGAATCATGTCCACCGTGGCCTGGATCTAAGAATATTTTAGCCATTAAACATCAACCATCCTCATCATCCTCTTCTGTTTCCTTTTTTACTTTTTAAAGCTAACATATGCTTATGGGCTTGCTGTGCCTCTTTCGTAATATTATTGTTTTTCCACCAAGAATAAATAGCCATTATAACGACAGCTACACTAGATACACCTTCGTATATTTGCTCCTCTGAAAATGGTAGCGGATTCCAACCAAGTGTAATCAGTATTTGATTAAGTAATAGAACCGCTAACACTACTAATCTAACGATTGCTTGCTTCATTTTAAATGCCTCCTATGATTAATCCTAGAACAGCCGTAATAAACGCACCTATAATTAAGCGTAATATCCAAGTCGTATTTGATTCTATTCTGTCTAACTTTTGTTCCAAATGGTCTGTTCTCGTTTCAGTTCTTGTTTGCCTAACTTCAAGGTTGCCAACACGACTGTCTAATTGGTTAAATTCCTTTCTTGTCACATAATTTTTATCACTCACTTGACAGCCTCCAATTTTTTAACATAAAAAATACGCCTACTTTTTGGCGCTCTTCAATTCATCTAATTCTTTTTTATATTCAGCATTTAACGCTACTGCTATCGCTTTTTCTTTACTTAGTTGCGCTATTTGATTGAGTAAATCATTTATAACGAGTTCTGCGTTTGCTCCTTTATTCATTGACTACACCTACCGGCATAATACTAACGATACTATGTTTTTGCACAATCGCATTTCCTAAAGCAACTAAATATTTTTCGTGATTATTTAACTTATCTTCCAACTCAACCGGATCATAATTTTCAATTTCAATAATAAAGTTAGTTCCGTTATTTAGTTCAACTTTTAATTCAGCCAAGGTCTTACACTCCTTTTATTCATAATAAACATTCCCTAACACCGATCCGTTTCTTTTTATAACTATTCCGGAACTAGTTACTACTAATGAAATGTTTTCGTTGTTTTGAGAATTATCGAAATCACTACTACTTGCCGTGGCGACAGAACTGCCATTATTTAATTTGATTTGTAATTCCTCCATTTTTACACCTCCCTAATCGTAATAAATACTACCCATCACCGTTCCATTTCTTCTCACTACTATACCCGCACTTGTAACGGCTATTGTTATGTTTTCATTGTTTTGTGATCTGATTACAGGAGTACCTTCTACAGATAAACTTCCTTCAACCCGAAGACTTCCTTCAACCCTCGTTAAACTATTAATGCTATTACCTATATAAATGTCTGCAGAGCCAAGATAAATCTCACTAGCTTCTAAATCAATTCCCGCTCCATAAAAACCAGTATTCCCTACAATTTCCGCACCGCTACTAAATACAAGTCTTTTTCTTGCGCTCCCTGAACCTAAAAACAAATTGTTAGTCACCGTCAAGTCGGATCCAACGAAGGTAGTATCTGCCGAATAAATCCTTGCCCCGATCAAATCTCCAACAAAAGTACCATCTACACCCGACAATGTTCCGGTTATTTGAGCATCTTGAATATTAGCGTTTAATATATTCGCTTGATGTAAATTTAGATTATGAGCGTTCAAAGTGCCTCGAATAGTTGCGCCCGATCCGCCGATTATCGTACCCGCCACGTGTAATTCGCCCGTAATTCCGACATCACCCTCGAAGTATCCTTTATAATTCTGTGGGTTTAGGATCTTATTATCGAACACATCATCGGCAATACGCATAGCATCGTCTAAGTCAATCATCGCTTGTTCGAGTTCTTCTTTGGCTTGGTCAATTCGTTCCTGCGCTTCTTCAATCGCTTCATTCACCATTTCGAGCGTAGCATTCTCGACATCTTCGTGCGTAGCTTTCTCATCCCAGTTCCCTTGCCGGTCATTTACCGTTTGCTCCGTCCGATTAAATCGACTGCTTATATCGTACACATTCCGGAAACTGCCTAGCGTTACTTCTGATTCGCTACGATTATTTAAGTTCTGCCTATACTCGATTATGGACGCTTCAACTTCGACTGCCGGATATATACGTCTATTTATCGCAAATATAATATCGCCTAAACGCACTTTTTCGTGAGCGAATCCCGTCAATTCTTCTAGCAATAAAACGTCAAAATCATACGTTTCATTAGCGTTATTAACAGTCTGTAATTCTCGCCACGTATTTAATAATAATTCGCCCGCATCCTCTTCTTGACCGTCATAAATGCCGAATCTATGCCGAGTACCCTGCGCATATCCCCACTTATTTAACGCTTCGGGATCGCCTATCCACGTTTGACCAAGCGGTTTATCGGCAGGGTCGCCGTTTGCCTTGCTCCATTCGACATCGGCAAATGTTAGACGTGGTTTATCGTTTTCGCCCGATTTTCCATAGGCATAAAGTGCTGTCTTAATTCCGCTAGTATCAACCGTTCGATTAGCCGATACAATATCCTTGCCTGCTTCAAATCGTTTGCCCGTTCGTATGCCACGATGTTTAAATACGTCAATATAACGCTTTACGATACGATTTCCGTCTATTTCAACTCGATAGCGTACCTCGCCATTAAATAAATTGAGCAATTCATATACCGCATTTTTAACGGTTATGCGTTGTAAATCGACTGACTGCGTGCCTAAATCGTCAATAATGCCGACTCGCCATCGACTGCCCTGTATGACGGATGTTAATGCCGTTCGTAAATTTACGTTGCTCGCTTTATACTGCGTTACGATGTGGTCTATTAATTCGTATTCTCCGCCTTCTGCCTCGACTCGCTTAAAAGTACCGTTGCTATCGTCTATGTCATCGACTATCCGTATAATAAATTCGGCATATTCGCCATCAACGTTTTTGACGACAGCTCTACCGTCCTCCATAATTCGATCCACTTTCGGATCGTCTGCGAATACCTCGAATTCAAGCGTTACCCCACCGTTCAATTGCTCGACAAACCAACCGTCACGATAGGGTATAGTATCGTCTGATAATATCAGTTGCAAGCGTTCGTCTTTATCGTATATAAAGATCGGTTCGGATTTAACGTACTTTTTAGGCTCGCTTTTATACGAACGAATGTACAGTGAAGCACTTGAACGTGATGTAGTAATGGATTCGGCCCTCAAAGGTACTAATATATCCGCTAGTGCATACGAATAAGAGTGCGTATGTGATTCTGCCGATAGCGGTACTAAGTTTGTTATATCGACGACTGAATCGGATAGTGTCAACGAATGAACGCTTATCGAATACTTCATCCTTAAATCAGCGTTAGAATATGACGTTGTTACGGATTTTACTCGAATGGATTCTGATACGTCGATAATAGCGGTAGATTTACTGTGTGTTACGGATACTGCGCTTAAAGATACCTCGTTTGAACTTGGTTCGTTAAATAGACCTTCGTTGAATAATTTAGTGTTAAATATCGGAGTTCACCTCCTTTTTTTAAGGTGTTATCGTTGTTGCGCATAATGATCCTGCTGTGACGTTAAATGCCTTCAGTATTCAATAATATATAATCCTCAACTGCTAGTCGATAAACCTCGTTTACAATGTCATCCAAAACATAAACTTCGTTTGTTTTTGGATTAATCCCCTCACTCAGAATTCTCTCTGCAGCAATTCTAACAACAATCTCGTTTACCACTATAATATTCCTCCTTCGTATTTATTGACGGTTAACAGTAATTGGTTCTCTAATTCGTTGACCTCGCCATTCAAGGACTCTAATTCCATCTCTAAATCTCCCATCATCGTTAACAAATTAATAGATTGTATTGATTTAATCATATCAGACAACTCGTAAAAACTGTTATTTGTCGAAGGATTTAGTGTCGGGTCAACATAGTTTATTGCGTCAACTATTTTTTGTTTTATATCTGCATAATACTCTTCTAAATCTTGCGACCCTTTTACCGCTTGACGCAAACTATCTTCAATACTTAAAATTTTCCTGAACGTATATAGCCTTGAATTAGACGCTCCCTTATTGTCAGTAGCTGTTATTGTTACGACGTGTTCCCCGAGTGTCAAATCCCCCCAAATGTCGGTTGTATCAAAAATATAATTCGCTCCATCTTCTGCGGGGTCGATTGTACGAATTACGAAATCATCCACCTTTTCGACGATTGAAAACGGGTCTCCCTCTGCATCGGTGACGGAATACACTTTTTGCAAAGGTGTAGCTTGTGACCCTAAGTTTTCATCCTCGCCAGTGATCAACGGGGCAGAATTCAGAACTTCAAGGACGGGGCGCCAACCGGTGTTGACACTGCCATTCGCCCGACCATTGTAGATCCAGCGACGAGCCGAACCGTACCCGCGAACAGCACAGCGCGAGCCACTATGCAAGTACGTCTCTTGCATCCAAGAGTACATATAGTACCAATTCCAAAATTGGTTATGTGCGCCGTCACGGGCTGCGTTGTTTAAATTCGTGTCCAGATCGCTTGCTGTTGGATTAGGAAGTCCAGCGTAGCCACCCTCATTGACGATGATGTCGTCCCATTCATTGGGTAACTTCCCGCCTTCATAAGAACTTCCAGTTCCGCCCTCACGACGTTCTTCACCGCCCGTTAACACACGAAGTTTATACTGTTGACCGTCAATTGTGACATTTTTACCGAAAATTAGATTTTGGGCGTTTAAGTCATCCCACGACACTTGTTCGAGAATGTTTCGGTCGGCTATTAAAAGTTTTTTAGACCCGATATTAACTTCACGCCATCTTAACTGATAAGCGCTGTCTGGATCGGTGTCTCTGATTTCTAATGATTGGCCAGCCGAAAACACAGGAATGTTTCCGCCACCTGGTGTACTTCCGCTACGCCATGGGTTTGTTGGTACTAATTGCTTCACGTTAGCTTTATAAAACGTACCTAGTAAATGCAAATCACCGTTCGCCAAAATATACTCACCTCACATTTCCACTAAATTATTAACCGAGTTTATCAAATCAATTCTAGCACCGCTTATCTCCTGTTCAATGTCATTTCTAAACTGCACATAATCCGCCATATGCGCATCAACCTTCTGTTCCACACCGTCCAATTCATCCGTACTAACTAATTCCTCGTAAGTACCCGCTGTCAACCTATTTTCAACTTTAGAACCACTCGCATGACTTGACTCATTCGTATCTTCCAATCCTCGTACAACAGTCATTGTATTCCCGCTTACTTCCGTGACTTCCATAATTTCGTCATTTACGCTTATCCGGAATGGAGCGACAGGGAATACGCTTGCATCTTCGACCGTGATTGACGTGTTGCTGTCGTTAACTGATTCCGTTAATACTGATTCAGCGTTATTGCTTGCATTTAAACGTGCCAATCATATCACCTCAATTCGACTTTATAATCGCCAACGCCAACGATAGGCTGGTCGTTTTCTCTAACAATTCTTTGTGACTCCGCTTCAATTTCCGCTAAATCTAGCATGTTACCGCCTGTCTCCGAATCAAATATCGCTAAATGAGTTATCGTACCCCAATCCGACATAGCTATCGGAAATCGTACTTCTTCATCGTTTGCTATTTCGTTATTTATCGGTGCTGAAAACGTAATTTGTTTGCGCTCATATCCATCACCGCTTACTTCCGTATTAGAGGACGTAAAAAGAGCCACATAAACGCTCGATGGCGGTGTATATGGCTCATTTCTAAATACGTGATTCAGTATCGAATTATTTAATTGACTTGTAAATGCCATTGTATTCCTCCTATAAATATCTATTTCGCCACGTTACTTCCATGCCAAAGTTACTACTCAATCTGTTCAGTCCTTCGATTAATCCGAAAAACTCCGTGCCTAATTCAATTAAATCCGTTCTTTCTTCGCCATTTACCGTGACTAGTCCGTTTGAGCAATCGACTTCAACCTCGTCGCCTTCTTTAAAGCTTAGAGGAACTTCTGTTGCCGAATCTTCGACGTTGTTAACTCTGTATAATTTAATCTCTTTTATCGCCATATCCGCTTCATCCGTACCTGGATATTTACGTATAGCGACTTGCACGTGTGTTATCGGTGCTGTCGCTCTGTTTGCGTTATCGGTATAGCGTAAATTGCCTCGAACCCAACTATGACGACCGCCATCACGAATTTGAGCAAAATACGGTCGCCAAATATTGCCTACCCTTTCAATACGGATGATTCCGTCAAAGTCGTTCCATCCAATCGGATTATCCGCTTTAGTATAAATATCGTGGTAATTACTTCCTGGGCCAATTCTCGCTTTGCCTTGGTTCTCGACAGCATTTACCCAGCCGTCCTCGAATCCTATTTTAGCGACTCTATTGCCGTTTGCATCACGGAAATAAACCTCAATCATGCCTGTTTCATAATCGGTATTCATGAGACGAATAAATATATCCGCCCTAAAGTCCTGCAAAGACTCGCCGATTGCTCGAATTAAGGACGGGCCTTGCCAACGTTTATAATCGACAGGCGAATCGTATAATCTAGCGTAAAAGCCGTGTTGATTAACGTCCATTTCTCCGGTAATAAATCCGTTATCTATTTCCGTAGCTGTTTGCCATGACTGTGTACTGCGCATAGTATCGTGCATGACTAATTCGAGTGGCTCTACCTGCTCTTGCATTGGTGACGTAGGTACGCCTAATCGGATATATCTCGGCGTTCCTTGAGGCGTTAAATAGCTATGGTTTCCGTAAACAACCCTTGAAGTATCAAACGGTACAATCGTTCTAAACTTCGGGTACGTTATCGCTGTGCCTTCGTTTGCTATCGTGACAGATCCCGCAACGTCTGTGGTTTGCTCTTCTCCGTACTTGAACGGGTCGGGGCATATGAACACTAGTTCACCTTGCCCTGTTCGTCCGATTTTCTCAACGTCTGTTTGGTCGCTTAAAATGACATAGTATGTCCTGTTTGGTTCTAAATCGAAAATTAATGGCTCTGGTTCGCTCCCAGGTGATAACCATTCTGTTAATAAGTTCATTCGTGATTGATAGTCTGATAGTTTTTTCCACACGAAAGCAATGGGTACAACTAATTCACGAATACCATAACGATTGCCAAACATATAAGCTCCATGCCCACCAGGAATATCTACTAATTTATTTTCGATTGGAGGAAATAAAGAAGAAGGTGTTTGTGATACTATGCCATAGTCATTTCTAGAATGTCGTTCTCTATAAGTGAAACTCATGTGACAATCCCCCTTCCTCTCAATTTCTTAATTTGTGAGCGTTCTAAATACTGTTTAACGGGTTCAGCTACACCTCTGCCTACACGTTCTTTATCTAAATAAACATCAATATCTTTTTCTAGCAATTTCATGAGTATTTCATTTTGTTCTAAAACAGCATTCAATAACCTGTCATCACTTTCAGTGTTTACGTTAGGTAATTGGCTTGGGCGTTTGTTGCCTATTTCTTTACCTGCCAAAGCTAATAACTTCATAGCATCTGTTCGTCTACGTGGGTCTGTCGGTATAACAAATTCCGGATAACCACCTTCAGCTAACCGGTATAAGCCATCATTTTTGATTAATCCGCCTGTTGCATAACCAACATAACGCTTACCTCTTGCCATATTCCTAATTCCAGGAACATTAAATACATTACCGTAACGTGATTTTATATAATTTATTGCAGCCAAAATGTTATGAACAGGATTCCAAATATCATTAAATCCAGCCCTTTTGTGAGCGTTAAAAGTAGGTCTGATCGTTTGCATTAAACCCATTGACGGTGTGCCACGTTTAGCATTAATGTCCCACAAGTTTATTGCTCTTGGATTCCCGCCGGATTCTTTCATGGCAATTGTCGCTAGTGGTCCTGCCCAACTCGCCGGAACTCCTGATATACCAATCGCTTGGGCTATCCATTTTTTCACGTTGCCACTCACGTTCCCGCCAAAAGAGAATAAGTCTTTGGTTTTATCTTTAATAAATGTTATAGCTTTTTCTTTAATTAAATTGAAAGCACCTCTAGCCACTTTGCCTGCAGTAGTGCTGTTGTCTGGTCTTTTTATACCAAGTGCGCTAAATGCTAAATTTAATAACTTGCTAGGGTCTGACACGTTGGCCCAAACTTCAGATGCCCAGTCCTTCACTTTTTGAACCCCTGCTCTTACGCCTTTACCAATTTTCTTGGACACATTTTTTATCGTTCCAAACGCATAATGAGGTATATCATTCAACAAATTACGTGTATCGGTTGCTGATAAAACATGAGTTCCTTTCGGTAGATAAGTCATTGTAGGTTTGGCAGGACTTAAGAATGATTCTCCGTTTGGTGTAGTTACTAATTCTCTACCGGCATTGCTACCTTTACCGTCACCACAGTTTTGTTATCGCAAAGGAGTTTAACCTTTACTTCTTATAGTTTCCTATAAGCTCAGACTATATCTTCACCTACAACTTAACTTGTTTAGGTGGTGGGCGCTCGTGGAAGGGTTATTGGTTTCAATGTCCTCACCTTCTAGTCGTTGCACCTTCAGTAGTACAATAAAATTGATTCCTACTGCTTGGCTCAGAGTTGCCATAGAATCAAATGGTTATTAAATGGTATACAAAAAAGCCACTCATAAATGAGTAGCTAATATTTCCTCTATATTTTCATATTTGGTATATGGTATTCTTAATAATTTAATATTGTTTTCTTCACAATATTCGTTTTTAATGGAGTCTCGCAATTTAGTAAGTTTGTATTTTTCTTCTCCTCCATAAAAATCATAAGGCTTAAAGTGTTGTTTTCCATCATATTCTATCAAGCTAACAACGTTATCTTTTTTGTCCAAGATTGCAAAATCAAATCTCAAAGGTAGTATATGCTTGCAGTCCTCAAAAGTGTATTCCTCTGCATAGTTAATGTTGTTTTTGATTAAATACGACCTGATCTTTTTTTCTCCTTTGGATTCTTGGCATTTCGGACATCTTTGTTCGGCACTTATGAATTTATAAGGAGTTACTTCATACTCATTACCGCAAACATTATGGATAACCTTTAGTTTTTTGTCTACATGTTTATATTTCTCAAGGAAAGTGTATTCGTTACCCACAAGATTTGCTATCTCTTCCAAAAATTCCTCGTGTGTTCGTTTATACACCTTAGAACACCTAGCACACCTTTTCCCGCTTTGGAAGTCCGCCCAGTTCATATAAAAGATGTGACCGACATCGCACTTCCATTTAAGTTTTCCTTGACTGTTATTATATACATTAGATAGTAAGTTATAGTCCTGTTCATTTTTCTTTAAGAACGTTTTTATGTTTTCCACAGTCCAGGGATTGAATTTAGAAAAAGAATCTGGTATTCTTCCGACTCTCAACTTATCTACACATATCCAAACCTTGTATCCATCCTCGTTTAGGGCTGGGAGCTTCTCTTTTGCGTTTACCCTTCCTTCAAATTCACTAAAAGTAGGAGTTAGTCCATTTTTTGCAAAGAGTTGTTTAACATCAGCATAATACCAATGTTTGCCCGCAGGTTTTGTTTTTCGCTTTCTGTCGTTCGTGCATACCTTGCAATTTTTCCTGAAGTTATTCGTATCATTTCTAAAATAAAAAAACTCTATTGTTTTGGGTTTTTCAATTTTACAAGTAGTGCAAATCGCAGTCTCCATATTAACAACCTCCCACAGTTGTTCCCATAAAGTTTTACGGACAAGGAAGTGGGTACTTCCTGTTCGCTCCGTCGAGCTAGTCCGCATCTTAATTATACCATGTATACCATTTAATAACCATTTGATTCCGTAGGTTTCCTCTGAATTCACCCACTTATTTATGCTACCAATTTCTTGATAGTGTGGCTGTGTAACTCAACCACTGCTAATCCGCCTGGATGACCGTCTGTTCCGTGTGCGTATTGCGGTACTGTCCATTCGCTAAGACGATTCTTTTTAGGGACGTTTAACTTTTTGAGCACCCAATTTATACCACTAATTATACCGTTAATCGGCTTTCCAATAGTTTCTAACATGCTATTACCAAGAGACTTCATAGCGTTTACCGCTTTGCTTGCAGCGTTTTTAATACCATCTGCCATCTTACCAGGTAATGCCTTAGCACCATCGACGATGTCATCAAATATTTTCAGTCCTCTATCCAATAAATCCTTAAACCAATCTTTTGCTTTACTGACAAAACCCTTTATTCCATCAATAGCTTTATTCCAACCATTCCTAAGTGTACTGACTAGGTTTTTAGAAAAACCGCTTAC